TCTTTTTTCTTCTCTGCGTCTTTCTTGGCGTCAGGGTCTGTCTTGCCCTGTGTCTTAGCTGCGTACTCGTCTGTATCGGCGTCTTTCGTGTCGTCAATACAGAACAGTCCGTTAAGGGCGTATTTTCTAGCATACGATGACGCTGTGCCTGTTATCTGTGAGCCGTCCATACCCTTTTTGTCAAGGTCTTCTCTAGCCAGTGCCGTAACCTCTACAGCCTTTGTCCCGTCTGATACCCTTGCTGTTGCCTTGACATAGTACCTTTCGCCTATCAGCTCTATGCTGTCTGTCAGCGTCAGCAGTACATTGTGCTTTACGCATAGCGGCTTTACCGCTTCAAGAATATCCTCTGCACTCCTGTATTTGTATTCCCCGAAGCTGTTGTACTGCCCTTTCGGTGCTTTCAGCTCACTTTGTATCGCTATAAGTTTATCCATTTCTCCATTAACTCCTTTAAATGTTCCTCACTTACCTCTCTGCCTGTCTGTCTGTCGAACTCGTCCTGTAGGGTTAAGCCTATGTTTGATATAAATTTCTTGCAGTCCTCGCATATGAACTCTGTCGGATCTATCCAGTTCCCACAGCCGCACCTGTCGGCGTAGGTTAATTCACCTTTGCAGTTCGGGCAAACCTCGTACATTCCGGTACTGTCATGCACAAACTGCGGTTTTTCTACTGCTCCGCATTCTTCACACCAGTACATTCCAATATCACCTGCCCGTTCAAATTTCTGTCCATTGCGTTAACTACTTCCATGATTTTCACAACTCTTGATATCATTGCGTTGCGAAATGGTATATATTCTTCTTCGCTTCTCGCTATGTAGTAACCGCCGTTCTCTGCTGTCACTACCCTTACTCCGCTGAGCCGTAAATCTCTGACAGCCTGTCTGATCTCTCTGTCGGGGTAGCCTGTCTGCTGCCTAATCTCTCTCCTTGTCACTGGCTTGCCGCTCAGCAGGTCCAGTAATTCCTCTACTCTCATTGCTTAGCTCCTTTCTTAGTTTTTCGGGGAGTTTTTCCCTTGTCTTTTCTTTTTCCGACAGCTCCTCGTAAATCATTCTGAAGTTGCCCCTGTCTGCCATTAGGTTGTCTGATGTGCACAGCTCCATATAGCCAAGCCGCTGTACTGTCTGCCTTGTAAGCTCGTCAAGTTCTTCAAGTGCTTCTTTCTGTCTGCACCACCCGTACTTTCGGATTACGCTAAGTGTTTTCTGCCAACCTGTCCCCCAGTCCTGTACCTCGCTTACTGTTGCCATTTCTCTTATGTCTGCTATGGTAGGCGGGAACTTGTTGGTTAACATATATTCATGTATCGCCGCTGTGGCTTGATCGTATGGTATATCTTTAAGCATTTGATACCATAGCTTTACCGCATATGCGTCCGGTAGAAAGGTTGGCGATGTGTATACGGCTTTCATAGCTTTTGTCAGTATTCTAAATTCGTCAATTGTCATCTGCACTACTCCAATCTATTTCGTCTAACCAAGCAAGCCTGTCCTGTTCTTTTGGCTGCCGTTCCTTTACAGCGCTTACAACCCATTTTTTAATCGCTAGGTAGTGTGACTTGGCTTTATAGCCTTTCATCTCGATATATTCATCTAGGAAAGTGATACAGGCTGTAGTCATATGTGCGCCTAATTCCTCATTCAGCTTGTTTATTTCGTCGTCGGTCAATCTGACATTGTTGTACTCACCATACTTATGCTTTGTTTTTGCGGGGGCGGGAGCAGGCGGCGTGTCGTCTGCGGCTATACTCTCTACTAACCTATCCTTACCTAACCTATCCTTACCTAACCTATCCTGTGCTGACATTTGACTGACATTTGACTGACATTTGACTGACATTTGACTGACATTCAATTCATACACGCCGTTTTCTTTTGTTTCTAGCAATAGCATTTCGTCGGAGTGTACGGTTTGTTTTTTTCTATCTCCCCTTATGTAGTTGTGTATTTTCCAGTGTTTTATAACCACTATGCCGCTTTCGAACGGTATGAGAAATGATTTTGCAACTAGCAACTTCATATCGTCGTCTGCTGCACCTATCATTCGCTGTATTCTTTTTGGGCTATTAACAAATCCGTCATCATCAGCTCTCATACTCAGGTGAAAATATAAAGCTTGTGCTGACAGCGGCATGTCTATAAAGGTGTCACTGTCTATTATCGTTTTTGCAAACATTCTTCTTTCTGCCATATTATTACCTCTCGTCCACTGGGGATATATGCTCCCAATCTCCTGTTGTCGTCTTGACGATGAAGCAGAAGCAGTTAATACAATCGCCTTTACATTCCCAACCTGCAGCTTCCTTGCTCCGCTTTATCGGCTTGTCGCACTTCCCCGAATCAATCAGTAACTGGCTGTTCCTCGTCTTTCTTCGTACTCTCATTTGTTACCTCTTTTGCGTACTTCTCCAAAATTGTGCCGATTTCGTGTGCTGTTTTGCTCACAATATCGGCGAGACTTTCAAAATCTTCTTCCGGCATGCCGAAAATGTCTAACAGCAACCTTTTGGCAATCTCGTTAACCTTGCACTCAACATTAACGCCATCTAAGGCCACCTTGACATCTAGCGAAATTGCTCTCAGGTTAAGCAACTCAGCAAATTTGTTTATTTTTTCAAGGTCTGTTTCGTTTTTCGTTTCAAATATCATAAATCACCTCTATGTTCTTTCTCATATTCCAGTTTTCTGTCTAATACTTTTCTCGTGTATTCGGTGCTGTAAATGCCCTGATTCCAAAGGTTTACAGCCCCTGCTTCTCCGAGATTGTAAGCCATTAAAACGCTTTCAACATCGGAGTATTTTTCCGCTAAATCTGGCAGCATTTCGATTCCCATAGTTACATTGTCGTATGGGTCTAAGTAGTCAAAATCTTCTCTGTGATTACAGGCGTTAATCTGCATTAAGCCGTAATCATTTGTTGCTGAAACAATGTCAGAATTGAAGTTGCTTTCGGTTTCGATTAATGCTATAATGAATGAGTATGCAAGATTATGTTCTTCACATAGTGTATGAATGTACTCCTGCAATTCATTGCTTAGCGGAACCTCCGCCCACGGTTGCCATTTTTGTACTTCGACAGCCGGGGCGGTCGTTTCATTTTTTGGCATTTCCTGTGCGTCTACTACTTCACTGGTAGGTGTACAGCTTATAAGCAGCAGAAATGCTATTACGGGTATTGCCCCCGTCTTACCTATACTTTTTAATTTCATTGATAAAACCTCTCGTTAAACCTCTTTACGGGTATTTTCCCCGCTACAGTGATATATCCCTCTGCAGCTAGTTCTTCATTCAGTTTTCGGATTTCACGATAGGCTTTAGCCTCTTTTACGCCTAAGATGTTCATCACGTCTTTGACGGTGTAAAACCCTGTTTTCTTTAGCATTTCTACTCCTTTCTTTCTCTAAGCAGGTAGGAAACAGAAACGTCCAGTGCGTCTGCTATTCTTGCAAGAGTTTCAAGCTGCATCGCTGTGCTTTTCAGCTTGTAGAAATGACCTCTAGCAAGGCCTGCTTTTCTTTCGAGTGCCGCAATGGATAAACCTTTGCGTTTTGCCACTTCTTCAATATTCTTGATAATAATTTCTGTTTTCAAACTTTTCTCCAACTCCTTTCCACATTTTAGCACTGAAATAAATACGAATTTATATTGACAATTTACGCAATCTGGTGTACATTAATAATACGCAAACAACTACATACACTAAATTGGGCACTTTTGCCGTATTGATTCCGCTTAAATTTCAGTTTGCCGCTGATTTAATCGTAGTTCGATACGATTGTGTGTCGTATCTCACACTCTTATTCTAGCGTATGTCGGTACGACTGTCAATAGGTTTTTTGCGTATGTCTAATATTTTTTAAGGAAAGGAGGTTTTTGTCGTGGGCGAAACAGTATACGATAGAGTAAAGGCATTGTGCGAAAAACAAGGAGTAACTGTTGCTCAAATGGAAAGAGATATAGGCTTCCCTAGAGGTAACGCTTGCAAATGGAAAAATACAGTACCGTCTGTTCCTGCCCTAAACAAGCTGAGTGCATATCTCGGAGCCCCTGTAGCTTATATACTAAAAGGGGAACAAACCGAAATACCACCATTTGACGTCAAGTTGGAACTTACAAAACTGGCGTTTTTACTAAGAAATTCCGCTAATGTTGAATATTCAGGCGACACACTGGACGACTTTAGCAGAAAAATTATTATTGATAATATTGAGCAATCTATACGGCTGTGTGATATTTATCAAGACGCATAAGAGCGAGAAAGGCTACGCTGTGAAGATAAAATTAAAAAGCATACTGTCCTTTATCGTTGTGACGGTAATGCTCACGACAAGTGCATTTATTATTGTGGGAATGTCGCAGAGGTGTACTGCGTATGCAGAGAGTACCATATTGCCTTGCAATGACGAATGTATACATCAGTTAGTACGCTATGGGAAAACCGCAATTATTAATTTTGGCGAGTTCACAAATACTTCGCCTGCTGCTGTCAGACGTAAGGCTGAATACAGTAAGATTACTTATGACAGTATTAAAGTTTCGAAGAACTGTGACGGATTGCCCGTTACTGAAATTATAAGGACTTATGTGGAAAGTATGGTTGTACTGGGATTTGATTATTCACGCCCGGGAAGCTATACTTATATTTTTATTCGGGGGAATGATTACGCAAAATTGGAGTACGACAGGTTTAGGGATAAGATAATAATTATGTATAGGTGATGAAATGAACGAAGAAAAGAAAACGAACAATAAATTTGCTTTGATATTCTTGACTGTTGCCCTTATCGTATCGTTAGTTCTAAATGGTTACCTCCTGTACAAAGTTACAGATAAAGATGATACATACGCTATTTGTAGCACTTGTGGTCGTAATATATATCTGTATTACAATAGTACTGAGGGTACATACACAACAACTTGCAGACAATGTATAAGCAAACAGCTGCGCGATGAAATCGAACAGGAATTGCGAAGCAACTCTGATTACAGTTATGACAATGACGCTGTTTCGGAAGAAAATTATGCTTACGTTACACGTACAGGCTCAAAATATCATCATATATGGTGTCAGTATGTGTCGGGGAAAGACGATTTATCGTATTATGAAAGTTCTTACGAAGCTGAGAGCGCAGGATATGACGCTTGCAGCGTGTGTTGGTAAAGGAGTTTGAGAATGAAGAAAATAATTTTAACCTTAACGTTTGTTTTGATTTTAATATTCACATGTTCTTGTACACAAATTCCGAAAGAAGCTTATGTTATATGTCCTCAGTGTGGCATTGACATTGAGGTTTACACTGATGGTGGCGAATATCCGCTAAACTACGAAGCAGATGATTTGCTCTGCCAAGATTGTGTTGGAGCCGAATTGAGTGAGGAGTTTGTTTTTATTGATCGTGATGACTGGCAAAAAATAATGGACAAGTATTCCGACACTGAGATATATGCCGAAATTGAAAGTGTAATACAGTAAAAAGGAGGTGTACTATGCCTGCATATAAAGACAAAAACGGGAAATGGTACTGCAAATTCTACTATAAAGACTATTCGGGAGAAAGAAAGCAGAAGAAGAAGTCAGGCTTTGACTTGAGAAAAGAAGCTCTTGCGTGGGAAAGAGATTTTATTGAAAATCACGCTGCTGTCAACAACGATATTAGCTTTGACACCCTTGTTAATAAGTATCTTGTGGACTTAAAGGCAAGGGTAAAAGAAAGCACATACATTAAACATAAATCTATGGCAGACAACCATATTCTCGGTTTTTTCAAGTGTTCTGCGTCTGAGGTAACACCTCTTGCAATTAAGAACTGGCAGTACTCTCTGCAGAAAAAGGGGCTTGCTTCAACCACCATTAGAAATATAACCGCAGTTTTAAGCTGCATTATTAACTGGGGGATCACCTTTTGCGGTCTGCAGGAAAACCCCGTCAGAACTGCAAAGCATATTGTACCAAAAGAAAAACGCAACTATACAATACTTACACGAGAACAATACGAACAGCTTAAATTCTCCAACCTTACATACAAAGCTGTGTTTGATACTCTATTTTATACGGGCATGCGTCTAGGGGAATGTCTCGCCCTGACGCTAGCAGATATAGATTTGGAGAACAAAAGCATTAACATAAACAAAAACATATCCCAAAGGAAAGTAGTTACAAAGCCAAAAACACCTAATTCCATACGCAAGGTTATTATTCCCGGCTTCCTTGTTGATGAACTTAGGGACTATATAAATGCAAGGTATGGCTTGACGCCGTCTGACACGCTGTTCAAAGCCAGTAGAACACCACTAAGGAATGAGTTTAGACGTGCATTGGCAGAACAGGACTTGCCTGTTATCAGAATGCACGACTTGAGACATTCTCATGCTTCTATGATGATTGAGCTTGGCTGTAATATACTGCTTGTCGCTGAAAGACTTGGCGACACACCGGGAACAGCCCTTGCTACATATTCCCATCTTTATCCGAACAAACAGGAAGAGTTTGTTTCTATGATAGAATAGTACCTTTTTAGTACTTTGTATCTTGCAAAATGTTGAAATTTACAGTATAATATCACTATAAAGCTAGTTAGCTAGTAACTCTTGGAATTTGATAGATTTTGATGAATATTGATATTTCAACGTTTTTAATACGCTGATTTTGGCTATTATATGCGAAAAAAAGCGTTTTAAATAACTTTTTAGTACCTTTTTAGTACTTTTATGTGACCTTTCTTATAAGACAAAACCACAGGTAAAACTGTGGTTTTTGTCTTTATGTCAGCATAAAGTATTTTGCAACCTTATTCGGCACTGCGTCTTTATCATCTACAAATGCTTTAGCTATGTCAAAGAAGTAATCCTCATTATCATTGCCGTATTTGGCAGCCACTTCGTAATAGTCATTGTATGCCATATTCATCGCTAAGTAGTATTCAATGCACCTGTCTGTAATTCCTTTTGTGGCGATAAATTGTTTTATTGTGTCGTAAGTCCACCGTTCGCCGAAAGGTATCATCTTCCTGACTATCAGTACAGCCTTTTCTTCGTCAATGTCATAAAAGATATTTTCTGCTTCTCTGACAAGCTGCTCATATGCCTGCGGATTATGATGTTTTAGCATTTGTGCTGACTTGTAGTAAAGGTCGTTAGCCTTTTCCTTTTTCTCTTTGTCGTCTAAGGCGTAGATTTTGTCTGTGATATCTCTCAAGCCCATAACATCACCGCCTTATATCTTCTCTACAACCATTGCTGTGTTGTATGTGGTTACAGCCTGTCCGCCGACTACAAGAGTAAGGGTTCCCTCTGCATTACAGCCGTTAAGCCTTACCAGTGCAGAAACAGGAAGTGTTACAATCCCATCTGCTGCCGCTGTTACTGTAGCAACCGCTCCCGGCACAGCAACGCCGTTTAAGTATAATGCCACTGATACAGGACCTGCCGCTGCAGCTGTTACTGTTACTGTAGCGTCTACATCGTAATATCCGCCACCGGTAAGAGTGATACCGTTACCGCCTAAGTTGATATGCTGTCCGTATCGTCTGATGATATTACCTAAAGGTAATATTCCGCCGTTAGCAACGGCTGTACCCTGCGTAGTGTTTGCTGTGTATATTCCCGATTTACAGCTCATTTTTTTCTCCTTTCTCAAAAGAGGTCCGTAAGACCTCTTTTATCCCCTCGACTAGATGTTTGTCAGATTTCCGCAGCCACTGAATGTCGGCACAATTCCATATCCGTAAGGATTGATTTTTGGAACACCGCACATTGCCTGCTGCAGTTTCAGTGTCTGAATTTCATTCTGCATTGCAGACATCTGATTTTCGCACATTTTATCTAAGATTTTCTGTGCGTTGGCTGTAGACGTAGCATTAATTGAGGCTACATAGTTTGCCATATCGAACTTTACGCTGTCGATATTTCTGTTTGTCTCACAGCAGCAGTTATCAATCTTAGAGCCTACTGTGTCAAAGCCTGTGAGCATTGCTGCCGAAGCTGTGGCAATGTCCTTAGTGTGCTCGTTGGCCTGCATGAACTGTCTCTGCCCGATATCGTTCACATTCTGATTTAAGTTCTGGAACTGTGAGTTCATACATAAGTCAGCCTGTGTCATTGCATTTGACGCTGCACTGCCGCCAAAGAAGCCGCCGCCGCCTGCTCCGATAAGTAAAAGTATAAGCAGAGCGAATATCCATAGTCCGCCGCCGCTTGCTCCCTCTTTGCCGCTTACTGCTGCAATGTCTGCTAGTGATAAGTTGTTGTCCATCTCAATACCCCTTTCTGAGTTTATTTACAAAAGCCTTAAAGGCTAGCGTATCAGTTTTAAAATGTCTTCCGGATCGTATCCCATTTCGCTGCACTTCTGATAAAAGACCTCTTTCGGATCTTTCCCTTTTACCATAGCGTCTAGCGTGTTTTTTATATGTGGGTTTTTCTGCAGGATCCCTGTTAATGCCTGCACCGGATTTCCCTTTATCAGTGAAATTATATTACTCTGATTGCTGAGCTTCTTCGTTTGGAACAAACTGCTTGCCATAACTTAATACCTCCTGCCTTAATCTCTCAAATTCATCTCTTGTTACAAATTCACTTGCAGGCTGCTGTGTTTCCATTGGAGTAAACTTAAAAGCTCTGATTGTAGGAAAGCCTGCTCCGTCAGTAGTCTTGACGTAGAATATGTCCTCGTTGCTGTCAAAGAGTGCTACACTGCTGTTAGGGGGCATCTGATAGGCTTTAGCACCGTCAAAACCTGTTACTCTGATTAATTCCCCTCTGTTGCTGTTTACCACGCCCACAGGGGCTTGTGGCATTGTATAAGGATTAAAACCGTACATATCTTTATCTCCTTTCGCTTACAGCATAATAAAAAAACACACACCAATCACGTACAGATTAGTGTGTGTTAAGAGTGTATTAAGTGTATGGAATTGCTTTTATGATTTTGTGTGTGACCTTTTGGCTTGTTCTCTTGACAGTATCGTAATCAACGTCAAGTGTATCTGACATCTCATATAATGAATAACCTCTTGCTCTTAATTCAAATACATCTTTTTCAAGCCCTACGAAATTACATATTGCCCTGAACTGGTCCAGTTCCGGCTCAATAAATTCGCATACCTTTACTACCTTTCTCAATTTTAGTTAGCCTCTTTTCTTAATCAGCAGTACGCATACTGCAATAGTCAGAATTAAGTTTTGCCTTTTCAGCCTTTTTAAAACATCTGTTGCTAGCATTATTTCTCCCTCTTTAAGTATGTTTTAAGACCTTTAATTTTTATATATCCCCTGTCCGTTTTCAGCCAGTTATTCTCTACGGGTATACCTTTTATCGTCTCGCCCTTTTTAATTGCTCCTAGCTTATCTGAGTGGATTGTAGGGGATTTTCTGATATTGACATTCCTCACCGCCTTATACTTTGGTCTTTCGTCGATTTTGTGTCCGACAATTCCCTCCGCAATGGCTCTTGCTACAGCCTTGTAACCTACCTTGCGGTACAGCTTGGCGTCGTCTAAGTCGTCAACGAAGCATACCTCTATAAGAATTGCTTTTGCCTTTGTATGATTAAGGACATAAAGTCCGCTTGTTTTCTTTATCCCACGATTCGTAAAGCCTAATCGTTTCATATTGTTGCATATGTTTTCGCCGACAACTCTTTTTATGCCCTTGTTTTCGGTAACCCATACTTCTGTGCCAGTAACCTTGCCGTTGCCTTTCTGATTTTTCGCTCCGCTGTTAAAGTGAATTGAAACATCAAGGTCAACTTCGTGAGCATTGCATTTTGCTACAATCTCTTGCAGGTTTTTGTTCACATCTTTCGCATTATCTACCGTACAATCATAAACAGTATTATCAATTCTCAGAAGTCTGATGACTTCCTTCCCGACTTTTCTGTTCTCTCGGCTTTCGTTTAGAATAGACACAGCGCCGCAGGCAACTTTACCTGCGGCGTTATGCCCACAATGTACATTGATTCGCATATTATTCCTCCACTTCCGGCAGTCCTGCAACAGAAGTTAAGATTGAAATTACTCCTGCTAACACTGACGCACTTGCTACCATTATCCAGTTAACCTCTGAGATAACCATTGAAGTGCCTATTGTTGCAACTGCTGTCTGTGCAATCGTTTTTACAGCCCTCACGAGAGCTGCTTTTAACCATTTCTTAGACATTTTTTTCTCCTTTCTATTCCCTTACAGGGAGTTTTCTAACGTCTTTAACTAATTTTTTAACAGTTCCGTTTCCGCCCAATTCCTCATATGGCTCAAACATATACTCTATGTTGTCGAGTTCATCAGGGAATACGCACTGCCGCCGTATACACAAAAGGCAGACATCTGTGAGCCTGTCGTGTAGTAGTGCCTTGTTTGATTTTTTCTGAACAGCAATATCCGTCTGCATTTGCTCGAGGTTTGCTTTTTTCCACTGACTTCGGTTTGTAAGAAACGCCCAAAAGCCATTTGAAGCAAAGATAAATCCAATAATTGTGATAATTTGGGTTGTTGTTAACATCTTCTTTCTCCTATCTGTAAGGGTTGTTTCTTGCCGCCCAACCTGCGTTATAGGCTTGCCATAGTTCTGCCTTAACGCTGTTTGAGTATGGCAGTGTATCTAAATATGCCTTGGCTTCAACCTGTCGTATGCTTCCGTTTCCGTCTGTGTCTGCTTTAGCCTTGCCTTTTGAACTCATTACAGCAACATACGCTTCTTTTGTCACATTTGACGGCATATTGTTGAACTTTGCTTTTGTTTCTTTATGCAATTTGTTGAATTGGATATCTGTGTCAGACACGCCTTTCGACCTCAAAAATTCTTCTTTTGCATATGTCCCGGCGTCGCTATAGATTTCTTTTATAGCTTTCGCCTTGTCTTCGTCGCTCATATTTCTATATTTGCTGGTATTTATAAGTTTGTGAACTTCTTCGTATGATTGCCTGCCTCGCGTCTCTTTATATTTTTGCAGATCCTTTTCTGACATCTGATATTCTGTGCCGGCAAAAGCTACACCATATCCGCTTGGTGTGTTTTTCGGAATAATTGTATTTGCAGTATCGTCATCTAGCCTGTCATATAAAGATAACAACTCTCTATCAACAGATGTTGTCTCTTTCTTTTTAAGAGTGCCGGGAGAAAATACATTCTGTAACAATGCTACAAAATAGTCCGAGTTTGAATACTTTGTTTCTTTGCCGCCCCACAAATTGATGTAATCAGCAAGGTTTTCGTTTGCCAACGGAATCTTGTTTGTGAGCTGATTAAGATACCTTTTCATATCTCTTTCGGCTAGTGATTTGTTGGTGGCTGTCGTTGATTTCCTTGTTTCTGTTGTTGTTTTGGCTATTTGCGAAAGTAATGTTGGGAAGAATTGCGACACATAACCTTCTGCTGTGTTTTTGGCAATCTCTTTAAATGTACTTTCCTGCGAAAAGGCTGTATTGAATGTGTTTTCGATACCACTAAGCATTGACAGATTTAATAAAGGCTCTGCAATGTTACTTATGGCGTTAAGCGTATCGACAAATGACAGTCCTTTTTCCTGTGTAAACTTAGCTATCTCTGCACCTATCATCATTGGCATTGACGCCGGTATGGTCCAGTCTACAGTGTATGTATAGTCGCCTATGTTGACTGAGTATTCTTGCTCGCCTAACATTTTGTCGTACTGCCCTTTTTTGCTCTGCGTATCCATTGAGGTATTAAGCAGTCCCTCATAAGCGAGATATGCTCCTAAGGCTGTCACTCCTGTACCTGTAAGCCCCTCTGATATTTCTTTGATAATCTTACTTACCTGCTCAGGGCTTCTGAATGACTTTTTAACACCATATATTCCTGTTCTTACAAGACCTTCAGCAAGCCCTAAAGGTGAATATCTCACACCTTGCTTTAAGATGTTGGCAGGAGTTTTTACAAAAGGTACTGTGGTATCTAACATCATTGTGCTGAGTTTTGCCAACACTTTATTGTCTGCGTTAGCCCACGACTTCCTTGTGTTGTTGAGAAAATCAGATAATGCATTGGCGTCTCTGTATGTTCCCTCTAAGGCTTCCTGTGAAGCAAAGGCTCTTGCTTTTTCCGCCACCTCTGCAGGAACTTTTCCTTTGATTTTCTGTGCCTTCAGATACCTTGCATATGCTCTTGAGTAGTGGTACTTCATAAACAATCCGTCCTCTGCGTCAAGAGACCATGATACGAACTTTCTTGCACTCTCTAAAGGTTTAAGTTTATATACCCTTGCGTCCTGAGGTCTGCGTGTGTCAATGTACTTTGTATTGTTTCTAAGAGTGAATTCTACTTTTTTGTAGTCTTCCGCTCCCATTTTTATAAGATTTTTGTCTGTTGCAGGGTTTAATATCGCCCTTGTTCTGTTTGCTTCCTTCACAAAGGCTTTTTCCATTCCCACCTGCAGCCCGTTTGATATTATTCTGAATGGTACAAACATGGCATTGCCCAGCATGTTACGGATATGTGTTTTTGGTGATGATAACATACTTGTGTATCTCCACGCATTGATTTTATCCATAATGGTAGGCGGTACTTGGTTCCACATATCGACAGCAATATCATTCTGTATTCTTGCTGCTTCGTCTGCGTCTGTAGTCTTTGCCAACTTTTCAAGAAGTTCTTTGTTGAGTGTTATGTCAACATTCTTTTCCTTGCTTAGCTTATCAGCAGCCTTTGTTACGGATTTAACTTTGCCTGCCGGTGTCAGTGAAGAAAATATCCTTGCCGCCTGCAGCGCTCTACCGGCTTCACTTTCAAGCATTGCTGTATCAGATAAAACATCAACAGCCTTTTCAATATTGCCCTCATCAAGATATTTCTGTGCTACCTTGTAGCCTAACATAATCTGATCTTGAGAAACCTCTTTTTTCACTTTGGCTGTGCTTTCGGTATAACCTGCCACTTTCCCGGCTGCAACGTCTAGTCCGTCATTGGCTATGGTTTCATCTGCTCTTGACAGTGCGGTTTTCTGCGTTTCTGTATGCTTTGCAAAGCTTCCCTCGTTTATACCTTTGTCGATAGCGTCTTTGGCTTCCTCAAATTCTTTGCTGTTTCTGATATTGACAGCTCCCTGCGTGGTGTCTCCGTATGCTGTTGCTTGTGGCACGTTGGTGCGTTTGCCGTCTTTAACAAACTGTCCGTATTCCTTGATGTTTTCTTCCGTTGTGTCTTTTACTCTATTGATGTCAGCACCCAAATCTTTTTCAAGTGCGGACTTCTCCATTGCCACCTGTTGGACCTTTCGCTGTTCAGCCTTTTTGATGATTTCGGGTTGTGTCATATTCTCATACGATATGTTTTCTGAGGCTTTCGGAACTTCTTCCCTTGCTTCTCTAACGACTGACAACCTCTCATCTAAAGGCTTGACAGCTGTTGCGGACGGTGCTACACTGTCACTAAAGGTAGTGGTTTCAGAAGCGTTTCGGACGTACTGGGAAAGGTTTTTTTCATTTCCTGTCTGACCCGCCTTTTTTATATATGAACTAACTACCTGCAGGGACTTGTCTTTTGTGTCGGGCACAGCAGTCACAACATAATAATGTCCGTCAATTTTCTTCTCAAACATTATCAAGTTTGCTCTCGAACTGTCTTTATTGGTATACTCCCTACTCACCTTTGGCCGTCCGTTCTTATCGTACACATAATCTATTCTGTCTGCATTATCTATTATGTATCCCATTCTTGATAAGTCGTTTATATCAGCCATTGATTTGTCGGCGTTGCCATTTGCTCCGTGTCTTGGCGTTATATGCTGTTCTAAAGTTTGTCCTCTCAGCTTAATGGTATAGCCTGTAGTATCAACACCGGTCAACTCATTTATTTTGTCTGAGTTAGGCTTGTTTACTTTGGTTACTTCTACAAATTTTTGTTTGCCTTGATTTTTGTTTTGAACTTTTTTAGCATAGTCCGCAATCTGCTTATTATTTGCTTTTGTATACTCTTTATAAACCTTTTTGCTTTCTTTAGGCACTGTGTTTGCAGGAATGTACGAACTCCTGCTTGCTTTCGCTGCTTTGGCAGACTTGATTGCCGCAGGAATAACCTCACCCGCAGCACCCATACCGACATCAAACGCTGTGTTTGCTGCCAGTGACTTGGCAAATTCTTTGCCCTTTTCGCCCTTAGGTGCTTTAGAAGCCTCTTTGCCTGCTTCAAGTGCATTGGTAGGTATGCCTGTAATGGTGTCTGCTGCAATACCCGGCAATACTCTTTTACCTATCTTGGTAAGTTTTGTGCTGTTCTTGGCTATCTGTTTACTTGCGTCTTTGGCAACATCCTTTACAGCCTCTTTGCCCGCTTTCTTTCCCGCCTGTTTTAAGGCTGTTTTTATGCTCTGTTGTACTGCGTCCCTTGCTATTCCGCCAGTAGTCGCATATTCAGCGGCAAGCCCTGTCATATAGCCTGCCTTGTAACCGACAGACTTTTCTGCTTTAGACGTGTCGATCTTCTGACCTGTCTGCAGTTCGAGTGTTTCCTTTAACGGAATAGGCGAAGTTCCCGCCATAAAGCCATAAGCAAAAGGCGAGGAGTTTAAAAACTTCTCGTCCTGCTTTGCTACCCTCTTGTTCAGGTTTTTATACTCATTTGTCTTTGCCTTTGAAGTTCGTAATGTTTTCTCTGCACCCTTTAAGCCTTTGTTGACTACGTTTGGCGTGCCTGTTCTTGTTAAGTTCTGAAGTAACAGACTTTCGTTAGATGATAACTGCTTACTTGGCTTTGACTTCTTCCTTTCGGTCTTTTTACTGAGGTTTTTATACTCATTTGTCTTTGTCTTTGAAGTCCGTAAAGTCTTTTCAGCGTTTTTTACACCCTGTTTTACTACTTTGGGTGAGCCGGTGCGGGATAGGTTCTGAAGAAGTAAAGCTTCATTAGAAGTAAGGTTTTTACTGGTTTTCTTTTTATTCTTAGCAACAGAAACGGATCCGCTCTTTACCTGCTGTTTTCTTTGAGGGCTATATTTCTTTTTCTTTTTCGCCCCTTTGTCAGCTGCCTTTTCAGCTTTTTTATTCAGTTTATCGAATATTGTCGCCATATAAGTCACCTACTTTATTTTCTTTAAGGCTCTGTTGATTTCCTCGAAGTTTGCCGGAGTGTTAAAGTAATTTACATTGAATTTATTTGAGCTGTCTAATGAAACTCCCGCATATTTATCTTTCTTTTTCTTCTTGTTGTTGCCATTATTATTATTGTTGTTATTATTGTTATTGTTGCTTTTGCTGCTGCTCTTGCCACCGCCGCCGCCTTTGCTTTTGCTTCTGCCTTTCTTAGCCGCTTTTGCCGCTTTCCTTGCTGCTACTTCCTGCCTGTTGAGGATTGTGCGGTATTTGTTCAGATATGGCAGCTTCCAGTCATTGCTTGTGTTTCCGTCTGACAGGATCTTGGCAATAGCTCTGTCGATTTGGTCTGTTGATTTGTACTTGGTGAGAGATTTGCTGTATGCGTTTTTCTGTGCCGCAAGTTTCTGTTTGTCAACTTCTTTCTGAAGTGCGTCTCGTTTTTCTCTAAGGTAGTTAATCTTCCAGTCGTTGCTTGGGGTTTTATCCCTTTTCAGCTTGGATATTGCCTTGTTGTAAGCCTTTACAGTAGAGTAGTCTGTACCAAAGTCCTCAAATGCCTGCTGTTTGTAGATTGTGTCGTTGGCTTTGTCCGATATGGCTTTTAATTCTGCGTTGTATTCTTTCTGCCTGTTGAAGTCGTCAACATCTCTTAGGTACTGGTTTGCAAGCTCTTGCCTTTGGTTTTCGTAGTTGACCTGCTGATTACCCATTAGCCTGTCTGTTTCTGCAAGGTTTTGGTCTTTTGACATTCCGACTTCTCTCATAGCTGTATCATAAGCAGACCTTACACCGCTTTGAGTTGTTCCTGTTGACATTTCGTTTTGCAGAAGTGAGGTTTCAGAAACATCTTGCCCTCTCACGCCTTGAGTGCCATATAGAGCGTTTTTATTCTGATTTCCGATAATCTGTAGCTGTCGTGCAATATCCGCCGCTTCAGCGTTGCTCTGTGCGTTGTAGGCGTTTGCCCTTGCGTTCATCGCTTGCTCATATGCGCTATACATATCTGAGTAGTTGGCTCTTGGTGTGACTGTCGGGTAAACCGTTGTTGGTATCTCAGTAGGGTTGGTAACCCCTGCGGCGCTTGTCTTACTGCTTGCATTATTTGCCTTGTCCATTGCAGTTCTCACTTTGCCCACCGTATTAAGCAGGTTTGCCCCTGTCATTAAGTATTTTGTTAAGTCTGTAGGACTTTTAGCCTTTGTTACAAGACTTGCAAGCCCTAACCCTTTAAGCGCTCCGCTGCCTGAGAGGTTCGATAGACCTGATTTATAAGCGTCTTGTATCACGTTTTTTTTACTGCTCATAGCTTGTCCTTTCTACGAAATTCTGTCAGTAACATATTTCTTGATGTATGCTTGATATGATATTGACGGATTTTTCTTTGAGCCGTACTTCTCATTCCAACGCTGTGTTGCCGCTTCCGTCATTGCAGATTCTAGCTGATTGAGTGTTGACTGTGAAGCTCCGCTTGACTTTGCAGTATTGTAAATTGAAGCAATCTGATTAGCCTGCGAACTTGAAAGCACCTTTTTGCCGTTTTTCTTCTTGTAAATGTCACCGCTTACCCTGCCAAGTGACGCAGAAGCTATTGAATCGGCTGCTTCCTGTTCCGCCTGCTGTCTAGCGTATTCCTGCTGCTGTTGCTGCAGTGCTAACTGGTTTGCATACTGCTGTGCTGCAAGTGCTCTCTCGTTGTCTACAGCCTGTTGATTGCTCATTGCTTCCTTGTATGCTTCACTGATAAGATTTGCGTTGTTTCTTTCAAGCTGTGCTCCCTGCGTTGCGTTCTCGCTTAGTATGTTTGCGATATTCTGCTGATATGAGGTGTCTTGGTTTCCTCTTACCTTTTCTGCAATTCCGCCGCTTAGCCCTGCGTTTGATAAAAGTCTTGGTATCTCGGCTTTGCTCTGCTCGTTAGCGACATACGCACTTCTTGCCTTTGAGGTTGTCTGCTGACTTAGTGCGTCTTTCTGCTGTTGCAGGATATTCCCCATTCTGTTTGCATAGTCGTTGTAGACGCCCATAAAGTCTACAGACGGTGCGTAGTTGTTTAAAAACTCCTGCATTTGCCTTTCTCGCTCTTCCTGCTGTCGCTGTTGCTCTCGTTCATCTGCCAATCGTGCCTGTTGCGAAGCCGCTCTGCCTTGTGCTTCTTGATATGCGTTTTTGGCGTTGTTTGCCGCTTTCATCAATGAATTTTTCGCTCCTGCTACTGCGGCTGCGGCTTTGCTGCCACCACTCACAGTATTAATGGTGCCTGCCAACGCGTTTTTTATTTTGTTTTTCGCCATAACAAGTCCTTTCAAGTTAAAACGCAGACTATTTAAGCCTGCGTTTTATTCTGTAAATTATCTTTTTCCATTTCGGGAGCCTGTCGTACTCCCACAACATCTCTAATACTTTGTATGCGTCTTTTCTGTCTTGCTCTGCCATACCCTCTCTGAGTATTTGTCCGAATTTTTCTGCGTTACTCATAGTGCCACCTCCCGATTTAAGTATAGCATTTGTGGGTGTGGCAGTGTGTCACATTATCCGACAATTTCAAAATACTGCCCGACTAACTCGCTCGGCATATACTGTAATACAACGCTTTCGCCGTCCTGCATACCCTGTCTATTCATCAGATAGATTACATTGTTTTCGATATAGTACAACCCTTTGACATATTCCATACCTCTGCTTGCAGGAATAGGATCTTCTATAGTTCCTGCGTGAGTTACGTCAATTACAGCCCATAGTGCAGGGGTAACATCGGGCGTCCAATCTGCTTGCGTGGTATGAGCCTGTACGCATTTGTACAATTTGTCGTTGTACTGGTATCTATCGTTTACTGATACTGATATATTTTCTGCCCATACAGGATAGAGTTCTTTACCTGTTAAGGCTGTTTCATCATCTACAGTAAGTCTTGCCGCCCTCATAAAGGCTACTAAGTCTGTGTGTTTCATTCTGCACTCACCTCCTGCGCAATGATTGTTGCCGCTTCATCAAGAGTATATGTCTGCTCTGGTAACTTAGCTTTTACTTCTTCTTTGTATGTTTCGGGAACATCGTTAATAGTCATTTCTTCATTCAGAATTTTACCTACATACCAGTCAACAGCTTCTTCTCTTGGCTTGACATAAAACTCATACTGTAGTGTTTCTGCTGATAAGTGATAGCCATACTCTGCTCCGTCTTGCGGTGCTTTTTTCATAATGGCTAAGAGGTTATTGTATTCTGTTTCTGTTATTTCAGTTAGGCTGTCATTAGCGACTTCTAAAGTTCCTATTGACAGTATTATATTGTTTTCTACTTGTTTGTAATACATAGCTACTCCTTTCTTATGCCATTAATATGTACTCATATTCTACACCTTGCTTAAAACCCCAGTTATTTGTTACAAACGAAACCTGTGTTGTGCTACTTATAAGACCGCTTGGAACTAGATTACCAATTACGTCGCCGTCTGTTAACTCTAATATTTTTGCCCCTCTGCCTGCTGTTGTTAACGAATATTCAGTGATTGCCATAAGTGTTGTATCTGTAGGATTACCTTTTGCCCTAACTATAGAAATTTTAGGCTTCACATCTAAGGAATGGTTTATCGTTGCACTTGTCACCGCTGAGGAGGGTGTAAACGTCCCTTTTTCAAATTTGGTACAACCGAACAATTCGGGGTTTATTTTTTCTTTTATCTGTATTCCTGCTATAGTAGCTAAACTCTCTAAGGCTTTATTATGACCTTGTAGTATTTTTTTATTGCTCATAATTACCTCCTTATCTTACACATAAGCCGACTACTACACCAATAACACTCGACGCATAGGTGAAGTAGACGGCACCACTCGAAAGGACGTTAACAAAGCGATTCGAATGGCTCGAATAAGCCGAACGCAACCACCAGTTGTAGCCAAGATTGCCTGTTTTTTTAACTCTGCTTGCATCGTCTGTGAATATCGGATACTTCGTACCCTCGCCACTGCCTACTGTATAATAAGCACTATCAAATACTTCTGCTTCTGCCAGTAGCCATACATTATAGTTTGCTTCGCTGAGTGAGCTTGCTTGATTGTATGTTGTATAGCATTTCTTTTTAACAGGTGCTACTATGGCTTTCAAATCGCTAGGCAGTTTGTTGTAGATGTTTGTTTCTACATATGTTTTCATTGCACTTGCGGGATAGCCGCCTGTGTTATCATCGAAATTGTTCATTGCAGATGCTGTATTTAAACAATTCTTCATTACAAAGGTTACTGGCGCAGTTACGCCGTCTGAATATGTATCGTGATTAAATCCTGCAATCTGTAATTCTATGGATTCATTTGTTGTAAGTGTTACTGATTTTGTATCGCCTACAGCCCAATGTTCAGATAAATCTAAACCGCCTATTCCTGCCTGTACTGCGGCTTTTATCTCCGCCCAAGTTGATGTAGCAAAAGCACCAACCTGTATTACAGTTACGCTTAGTGTCGCAGTCTTTGTAACACCGTTTTCTGTATAGGATATTGTTACTGTCTTAGTTCCTGCCGAACTGAATGTTTGCGGTGAGAATGTAAACCCTGTAACTTCCTTAGTTTTTCCTGTATCATATGTTGCTGTAACTACCATACCTGTGCTGTCAAAGCTACCGCCCACAGCATATGTTGTTATATTAGGCTGTGTAGTTATTGATATGCCAGTCAATACTGGTCTTGCAATCTTATAGTAGTAACCGCCTTGTGTACCGCCATCGGGATACGCTGAACTATCCGTAGAGTACACATAATCAAGTAAATCACCGCCCGAAGCTGTATATTTACCCCATACATATGTACTGTTGAAGTCTAGCTGTACAGAAGCTATCTGTTTTGCAAGCAGTTCAATATCTGTTTTTTGCGTAGCGACTTCGGCATTGACATTTTCGCCGCCGCCTATCATATTGATTACATTACCCATTATCCCACCTGCTCTTTCTTGATGTTTACTGTAACTGCAACTGTAGGCTTTTCGGTGCAATGGAATGTTATCTGATTAGCTGTTGAAACATCATCTGCGTATATCCCTGCTTCTGTCCATACTTTATACTGTGCGGAATTAGGGTAAACTGTATAGGTGTATCCGCTTGTAGCAAGTCCCGATATAGTTAAAGTCTGCTTGAAACCGCCTGTTTCAGCAGTCCACCCTGCGACAGTAAGTGAGCCAGTTAAAACTTTATTCTTTTCAGGTATTGTCGGTTTATTGCTCAGGTCAGTATAACTGCCTGTAAATGCTACTGTTTTTAAGTCAGCGAAGAACTTTTTTATCTTGCCGAAAAGCACAGAAAGCTTTTCACCTGTTGCAATGTTTGTTCTTGAAGCTGCTTCAGTAAAAGCCGCAGTCAGATTGCTTCCGTCACCTGTCTTAGTAAGGAAATCGCCGCCTACGATTTCCTGTGCTTTGTTTTTGGCTTCTTCTGCAGCTACAGCCGAATTGTGAGCATCATTAGCTCTTAAATTAGCCTGATTTGAATAGTACTGTGCGTTATCAGTATCTTCGCCCTCTCTTGTGCCTGTGCCACCGACAGCGTATGATTTGGCTTTGTTAGCCTGTGCCGTAGCGTCGTCTTTAGCATTAAGTACAATTGTAGTGTTGGCTGTGACGCTCTGAGAAGCATTAAGAACCTCTGTTTTAGCGGCAAGGACTATTTCCTTGTCTGCTGAAATATCAGCCGCCTTAGTGTCAATATAAGCCTTGACTTCGCTTTTTAATTCGTTAAAACCAATAGAGCCTGCCTTAATTGAGGCTGTAATTGTCGTTGTCGTGCCGTTTGTGTTCTGTGAGAATGTAACAATATCACCCGAAGTAAATGTAAACTGGTTCATCAGATTTGTTACTTCTGTCTGTGATGTAGAGCCGTCAACATTTGTTATCTTTAAGTAGTATTTATCGTTTTCTGTATCCTCTACAAATTCAAATGTTGCAGGAACTTTCTCAAGTGCAGTATCTACAGATTGAGATGTTCCATCTTTCTTTGTAATGGTGATTACTCCTGTGTCGGTGTTAATCGTTACATTAGCCACAAGGCTGTTGGTTTCCTCTGTTATTTTTGCGTCTGCTTCTGTCTTTGTGTATCTGTCCGATAAGTCTGTTGTTATGTTGTCAAGATTAAGAGATATGAGAAGGTCCACAAGGTCATTATATTTACCCATAATGAGCTGTGGGAACTTATCAAATACATCTTTGTTCTGCTGAACATTTCCTGTCAGTCTTTCACCGGGTACAGATTTGACATAAACAGCATTTCGTTCTGTTTCCAGTATCTTTGCATTTAATAACGCCATTTTCTATCTCCTGTTCTTTGAGAAATTACCTACGCTGTAGGTCTTTGTTATACCGAGTATTCCGAAAGGCTCATATATACCCTCGTTTTCAAGTATTATCTGAAGTCTGACATACTTCTTGATTTTCTTGTTGAAGTAGTCGTTTTGTGCTGTCGTATTGCCGTTAAAGGTAAATCGTGAGAAGTCGATTAAGGTCCAGTTGAATATATCAAATGTTTCCGTTTCGAGTGCTGCGGCTTCTATTCCGTCTTTAATTATCCGTACCTTAACACTTGTTCTGTCATAAGGCATAAGGGTAAGCAGTGTGCCTTTTTTATTTAGCGTTTTAAAGTATTGTGGGTAGTTGTCATCATCAAGCGGAGTAGACCACACACATTTAATTGCTTTGCCGTCTGTAAGCAGTATTTCTCCTGCGTCACCTATTGTTGCTGTGCCGTTGTCGCAGTACGCTGTGATGTTTGGTACGTCTGAGTTAAACTTGCATATACGCCCGTCAGATGTGCCAAAGAACAGCTCGTTTCCGATATTGGCAAAGCATACTGCAGGGACATCTTCCCAGTAATAACCCTCATACAAGAAGTCTGTGTTGTTGTTCTTGTCGTTTGCCTTGTTCCGTCCGTCTAGCACATAACAGTGTGAATTGACGCACAGAATATAGTATCTGTTCCACTGTACCGCCACTGCTTTATCAAGGTTTGGCTCTTTTAACAGTTTCTTATCAAGCAGGTATGACCTGTTTCGTACTATGTATTCACTTGATACATAGTAGTTGGATATGCCGTAAACTCCTGTCTGAGATAAAAACAGCGGCTCGTCACCTAGCATTGCAATGGACTTTTGAGCAATTCCGCCGACACCCGCTTTTGCAGGGGTACACTGAAACGCTGTAAGATTCTCTACTGTTGTGCCGCTTATCAGAAAGACTGTTGAATCTGTTGAAACTTCCTCTTTGATTACTGCAAGGTATGAACTCATTCGTGCAAAGCCTACTATGTCAGCAGTAACATTACCTACAGTGAGGTAATTGAGGTCAGGGAAGTATGCCACGCTTTCAACCTCTGAGTAGAATATCTTGTTTCGCTCTGACGATGAAACGATGAATACTCTATCCTCTTTTGAATAGCCGTATGTTACAACATCGTATGGGTTTGTTATACCTTTCCTGTCCTTATAAAGTCCGTTTTTTTCGTCAAAGGATATGAACTCTACTTTGACATTATCCTGTCCTGTGACTACAGGTGCATGTGCTTCTTTGAAAGTGATTTTTCCGTCGCACACATTGAATGTATAACTTGCTCCGTTTACACCCTTGCCTGTGGTTTCTACAGCTGCAGGAAGTGTGTAGTCTGTACCATAGGTCTTTAACTGAAATTCGCCGCTTGAATCCATTACATAGACCTTTATATACTCTGCACCGCTTAATATCTTCTTAGACGATAAGATATAGTCCTTTGATGTACTGTCGCCTAAGAATGTGTTACACTGCCAAGGAGTAAGCATATTGACATCTTCCAGTAATGTGCCGTCTTTTCCTGCGGGACTTCTTGATATTGATACTCTCGGTATCTTTGCTTCGCCTGCAGGATATTGACCTGTAAGGTCTGCTATTGTGTGTGATGTGTCTGAAGTGTCTATGTAAATTATCTTTGTGCCTAAGAAAAAGTATATGTTTCCGCCGAACACAAAGCCTTTTGGGTTTGTTGATGTGTGGGTTATCGTGAATGTGTCATCTTTTACCCACGATTCATTAAACTTAAACAGGTGCGACGATGTGATTACATAAAAAGAGCCGCCTGTATGGAATATGTCTACTATCTTCTCTCCCGATGTGTCTGCGACTTTTCGCCAACCTAGCCTTTTAATTGGGTTTCCGCCGTTATCAGAAATCATATTTAAAAGGTCGGGTGATCTCCTTCTGTCAACTTCTGTTCTGTCCCTTGAAAAGTCAGCCCCTTTTAATTCCTTATAGTATGTATGATAAAGTGTGGGAGCGGCAGGAACATTCATTTTGCTCATATGTCATACCCTCCAACAATCGTTGCTTTCATTGCTCTTGTGTATTCGCCTACCAGTTCATCTTTCATATCCTGATACATATTGTAGTAGTAGATTGCTTTTCGCTCGTCATCGTCAAGCCATACATGATATGCCGCCAAGTACGGTACGAGTTTGTGTACCAGTTTCGGCATTTCAAGTTCAAAATCGTCGGGAGTTTCCGCTGTGAACGGCGTTATCTCCGGCTTAACCCAATCCTTGTCCTGTGATTTGAAGTAGCCTTGAAGTCGTGATACTACAATATCATTTATTGTCGATACTGAGAGATTGCAGGCATTTATGATTATTTCCTGATATTCTGTTAATATTGAATTTTCCTCAAAACCAAGCGTTTTGATTATGTTTTTTAATTCTAACCACGTCATAGGTCTTTCTCCTATACAAAATAAGAGGGCAGTATTAAACTGCCCTCATTAAACTATCGAAGCTCTGCTACTGCCAGTTTGCAGTCTGCCGAACTAACTGCGATAACGATTTTCCCTTTATTAACGCCGCTTGCGTTCATGTAAGCGTTGCTGTCTAACTGGAAAAATGCCTTTTCCCCTTTTGGTACGGAAAGAGTAAGGTCGTTTACGCCTGCCACATTTGCTCCTGCCTTAACTGTGATTGTTGTGGCTGCAGATGTGCTTGCTGAGTTGTCAGCAATGAATACAAGCTTTTTGTCCATTGACTGTGCAACGTCTACAATAAAGCTGTCAGTCGTTGCTGCTACAGCGTTGTCTATCAGTTTTGGAGAAATAGTGTTTACGTCTTTTACCTTTACAGGTGTCACGTTTGTATTAGCCATTTTCTATCTCCTTTCTACGCGTACTTAACGTTCATTACGATAAGTTCTTTAGGTCTAACGATTTTTGCGTCAAACAGAGTGAATCCTTTAATAGCGTCTGCCATTTTCTTTTCGGGTCTGTAGGCTTCTGTCTTTGTAAGCGGATTTACATATGCAATCGCCTTTTCTGACATAACCATAATGTTGTCAACAGCGCCACTGTTAGTAGTTGCAACGGCATTTGACATGATAAGGTTCATGTTTGAGTATTTTGCCATCTGTCCTGTTTTGATTAACTTAGAGTTGTCAGTGTCTAAGTCGATGATTCTCTGTTTTAAGAGTACCCAGAATCTAGGCGACATTACTACGTTGATAGTCTCAGATGTAGGAACGTTGTTCTCTACAAGGTACTGCCAAGCTTTATCAAGCTCTGTTAAGATGTTTGTAGTTTCAATTTTAAGTGCTGAAGCGTTCATCAGCTTAGCTTCCTTTGTGAGCGCCATTCCTGCAATATAGCTGTCGATTTCCTCTGCAAGTGCATTTGTGGTCTCTCCGGATAATACCGGCTTTAAATTGCCTTTCATCTGCTGCTGGTCTATATCACCAACCATATAGTTGAATGTTCTAATCTGATTGATGTTAAGAGTTGTAGCGGAAGTTGGTACTTCTTCCGGATCTGCAAGTGTAAAGTTTGTTTCGTTTGCCTGTGAGATTGTAGGTCTTGCAACGCCAAGTATTCTTACGCTGTCGCCTGCGTCTTTTACCTGTCCCTCATACTGTCTGTTTGTAAGACCTGCAAAAACGCATTTTCTCTCAAGCTGTGTCGTTACCTCGTTTGACCATATCTGAGGTTTGAAGTTGTTAAAGCTCATTTTTTATTCCTTTCTTTTTACCATTTGGCCATACTTGCCATAATGGCGTCGTGATTTGCAAGTTGTTCGGAAGGAGACATTCTGTCTACTTCTTCACTTGTGAAAAAGTCTTTTTTAGCAGGCTCTGTTGAAAGGTTGCCAATGGTCTTAGGCGGCGTTTCGGTGTTGAGGTTTTCCTTTGCCTTTATGGCGGCGTATGCCTCTACTCCCGATAAGCCTGCTCTGATGTAATTGGCGTAAGCTTCTCCTAAGTCGTCAAGAGATTTGACGTTAGGATCAATCTTCTGAATTTCGGCAAGGTCCTTTTCCATTGCCCTCTCTGCCCTTTCCTTTTGCAGGTCTGCTCTTAACTGTGAAATCTCAGCGTCAGTATCAAGTGCTTTCTGCACATCTTCGGGAGCCTGTCCCATAGCGTGCGCTATTGCCTGTACTTCCTTGTTGTCTCCGTCAAAGTAAAACCCTAACGCTTTATCTTTGCGTGCATTTTCAAGTCTTAACCGCTCGTTTTCACGTCTCATTTCCGCAAATGCGGCATCACTCTTATCTGCAGGTTCGGCGACCTCCTGCTCTTCTTCGCCTGTGACAACTTCTTCTGCAGGTTCGGCGACTTCCTGCTCTTCTGCGCCTATGTTGTCGAGATATTCGCTCATTTTTTACGTCTCCTTCTTTTTAAAATTTGTATAATAAAAGGACCTGTTAAGGTCCTTTATTAACTGAGTAAATTTTTTAGGTATTCAATTTCTTCTTCCGATAAGCCATTCTGCAAAGCCTTTTCGTAATCTTCCTTGTCGATAAGCCCCTCTTCAAGGCATTTATCAAGGATTTCTTTAAGTTCTTTATTGACTGAACGGCTATTCTGCCATTCTGCGGCTTCTGCTTCTGCCAGTAATTTATCTACAAGTGCGTCTTCGTCTAATGCTCCGTCTGACAGCTCGCCGTTTTCGTCTACAAGTCCCTCGCCCTGCATCATCTGCATTGCTCTTTCGTCTATAGCTGCGGCTTCTTCGTCATCGTCAGGCTCGCTTTCCATCATCTGAAGTGCCATTTCATCTATTGCCGCCGCCTCTTCGTCGTCGTCAGGCTCTGCAGGTATTTGTTCCATCTGTTCCATAGGTATTTGTCCCATAGGCGTTTGATTCATCATCTGATTTTTTCTCTTGTCAAGAATGATTTTCAGTTTCGCTTTTGGAATGTATGAGTTGTCCGGCATAAGCTCTGTGTATTCCTCTAAGGTGATGTGGCCCTGCATAAACAGTTCCTTTATCTCCTGCTGTTCAGCCTGCTTGCTCCAAGGGCTGTCTGAGGATACATCTATCTTGATATTTGGCTGCAGTGCGTTTATATCTTCCTGCGTTATCTGCAGTTCCTGCCGCTGTCCGAAGTCGTCTTCGTATGAGACAGTAATATCCTTGTTGTATGCAAACCATAAGTTTAATGCTATATATGCAATGTCTGTTACAAACTGGCTGTATTTTGCCACCTGTTCATTAAGCGGCATTTGTGCAGCGTCTTTTACTGCATTGATAGCTTCTCCTGAGGCTTTCTCAGGGTCTACATTACCTGTTGCTGCGTCTCCTGCACCGGCAAGGTCTCTCGTTATTTCAAGCAAGTCGTTTGACAGATACTGTGCGTCTGCTGACATTGATGTTGCATTTAAGTATGAAATCATCTGCGATACAGACTGTGCGCCGCCGCCGTTTAACGCGATTGCAGCACCTATTCTGTTTATATCCTCTTCGTTATCAATCACACTTCTGTCATACGCTATGCGCGGGTATGCTGTCTGCTTGACTGTGATTGAACGTCTTGCAAGTGTTTTATTTAATTCAAGCTGGTTTGGAATAAGCTGTTCTACTTCTCCAAGCCCTCTTGCTGAGTTCGGTGCGTCTTCCCATATGTAACTTACTATCGGGTATGCCTTTAAGCCTCCTGTAGCCTCTCCACGCTGATTTTTTCTTGTTAAAGGCTCTACCGGCTCATACTCTACCGTCTTTGTTGCTCTGCCTACTCTGACATAGCCGTTTTCGTCTTTGTCCATATAGAGAATTGACAGGCATTTTTCGTCATCGGGGTTTTGAACCTCTGTTTTGTCGCCTATGACAAGCTCTTTTTCCTCGTCCGGCACAATAAGGTCTATTTTCTCCTGCGGCAAGCCGTTTTCCTTTGCCATTCTCTTGATTTCGCCTACTCTTAGACGCTCAATTATCAGAATGTACGGCTGTTTCTGCAGGTCCGGCTGCTGTTCGTCACCTAAAAGCACGTTTACATTAGGCAAAACCTGTGTGTCTGTAGCGTCTGAATTGCCCCAAAACAGATATGCGTCGCCTACTACAGCAGCGCCTTTAACGGTATTCCACGACTTGACGTCAAATTTGCCGTTTTCCCACAGTTTCTCAAAGTTTTTGTTCAGCGCTTCACAGATTCCCTTGTATTCGGGGCGGCTTTCGGGATCAATGTACCTTGCAGCCATTTTGTTTTGCGAAATAACCGCAACTTTGTACTTTACAACGCCTTTGATGAAGTTGAACATCGGCATTTTCTCGCCGCCGCTTTCAAGCCCCTCCCACTGATTGCCTAAATAAAAGTTCCAGTTCTTCTGCGTGTTCTGTATGAGTGCTTTCTTATTAATGAATTCTTTACCTTTTTGGTATTTAACCCATATTGATGTTGTTTCCATTATTTAACCTCTATCTGTCCTGTAGATGTGCCGTCATATTTTTCTATGTTGGCTTCAAGTATCTTTTTCTTGCGCTCTGTGTCGCTTTCAGTGACCTTTACAGCCTTTTTTTTAGGGACAAGGATATCTTCTCCCTTTTGGAACTTAAAGCCTGCTATAAATGCCTTTATGACAACTAACGGAACTAAAAAAGCCATTACCATGCAAAGTAACAGCGTTGATAAACTATACAACATTGATTCTGTCTCCTATGTCTAATCTCTTTCTTTTCGTACCCATATTGAATACGTCGGATAGTGTCTTCTTCTTTTTTATCATCTCCGGCACTTTGCCGCGATAATACATAAATCTTGTTAATGCCTGTGAGCAGCAGTCTACTTCGTCATCGTGTACGCCGTTAGGAAACGCCGCGCATTCGTCAACAAATTCGTGTGTCCATACTTTGTTTTTCGGAAGCCATACGTTACCGCTTTCTATTGCGCCCGATACTGCGTTTACTCTTGAAACTTTACCGCCCTGCGGATTGATTCCTATTACGCCATGCATTTCACGTCTTAAAACCTGTATTGCAGCAGAACCGTTTGCCTTGTCTTCTATCAGTACCTGTTTTACTTTCGGATAAAGCCCTCTCAGACGTCTTATCTCTCTTAATGTGGACGGAAAATCAAGGTGCTTTTTAACTCGGTCGATAAGATACATGTTGGCGTCTCGTTTGCCCCATACCTGTATTGCTACATAGTCGTTGTCGTCTCCGTCTTTAAAGGCTGCGTCAACGCTCATAAGCCAGTCGCCGCATTCGGGCAGTTCGTCGTAGTACTGCCACCACTCCCTTTTAAGCATGTTGCCATCTTCTGATGTCGGGTGTCCCTGCATTAAAGCATTCCACGCCATTGTTCCACCCTCGGTCTTTAGGAAGCCCTCTTTGAATTCCTTTACCCATGCGTTGTCTTTGCCGAGCTCAGGGCACAGGGAATCTCCGACTTTACGCCCTAACGGATCGTCAGCTTCTGCTTCTAAGGGCAGGTTTATTACAGTGACGTTGTTTTCATTCTTGATTATCCGACCTGCTAAGTCGTCATCGTGCCAGCGCGTCATTATCACAACTACTTTTGTTACGTCCTGATAACGTGACTTGATGGAGAAACTCCATTCTTCCCACAGCTTGTCCCTTGTGGTCTGCGAATACGCTTCCTCTTTTGTCTTTAAAGGGTCGTCTATGATGATTAAGTGACCGGAGTTACCTGTAATACCCGACAGCATACCTCTTGAGACACATCTACCTGCTGTTCCGTCTAATTCAAACTCCTGATTGGAGCTTTTACCGCCGACGCTTATGCCGAATATCGCCTCTCCGTACTGCTCTATCTTCTCTTTGTTACGTCTGCCGAACCTCTCCGCAAAGTCTGTATTGTATGAGGCTATTATGCAGGAATGGTTTGGGTGCTTTCCCATATACCATGACACTAAGCTCTCTGTTATGGTAACGCTCTTGCCGTGTTGCGGCGGGACCGATAAAACAAGTATGTCTGCAGCATGTCCCGTATCGGTTTCAATGAAGCTCTGTACTGCTTCGCACAGGTATCTATGAAATTTTGTCTTTTTCCATTGTCCCCTAGATGTATACTGCACATACTCTGCGTAGTCGTTTTGCAGTATCATTCGGTACAGTTGTTCTTCATTCATAATGTCTGCCCTGTTTTTATTACATAGCCGCTTTCACCGCATACACATACAATGTCTTTTAATGGCGTGTCTTTCGGATATACTCCTATCCATCTGTGCAGGCACTTTAAACAGATAAGCTCTGATACTTCGTGTGGCCTGTTTTTATTTATGTCTACTATCATATTAAAAGGCAGGGTTTTCAGTCTCCTGCCACGACTTAAAAGGATTTTCCCGAAATGCTTCGGAGGTAATTATATGGATTGCTGGCGCCGACAGCAGGACTTGAACCTGCGACCTTGTGCTTAACGGGACTTACCATCTGAGCTACGTCGGCATATACCACCTATTTTTTGGTAGGGGGTGTTTTGAAATTGGGTTGCACGGGTGAGGTACCCTACCTACGGGGGAAGATTTCGACGAGGGGGTCGTTTCAGATTTGATACTTACTCTCCGGACCATACCGGTATTCACTACCCGGTACCCCGGTATCCCCCAGTCCCCCCTGTACCCCTCAAAAAAATTTCTTCGGGGTATATGTATGTTTAAACTATTCCGAAAATCCTTATCTTCGGAATAGTTGCATGCCTGTATTGCCTGTAATCGTTGGTATTTCAACGGTTATAGCTGTTTTATGGTCTATATGCTGTATCTATGCATATTCTGTTATGCTGCTTTATGCAATGGATATACGCTGTTTATGCAATATTTGAGGTATTTCCTCGGGATATTCTGATACTTTTATACAAACGAATGTATGTTTATGCTTTACTCTGTCTGCTCGCTGTCTTCCTCTATTGGCGCTTGCAAGTACTGCTGTATAGCGTCCCGAAGCTCCTGTTTTGAAGCGATTGCGGGCTTTTTTTCAGTCGTGACAGTTTCCCTTTTATCCGTCCATTCGCACCAGTTCTTAAGTATGAATATAGTCATGGTAACGTGATATACTCCTGCATTAACGCCGTTAACTAGTACTTGCTCTATAGTCTCTTGCCATTGTTTCTTTATTTCCGGGTAAAAGTTATTAACAGCATTCCATACGGTGGATCTGTTCTTCCCGCAGAAGTCAGCAAATCCCATCTTGGTTGGGTACTCCTGATAGTTAGTACTCTTGAGGTAGTCGCAGTACTTTTCGAGTTCATCTATCAGCTGTTGGCCGCTCTCAAAGGCTCTCTTGCTGCCTGCTCCAGTTCCGAAGCCCCTGCCTCTGCCCTTACGGCGATCTACCTTGCCCCCTGGGGCCTCTATGTCTATTACCTGTGCTGTTGTCTCTATTACTGCCATATGTGCCCCCTTTCCTCCTGTATAACGAAAAACAGCAGGATTTTGTCCCGCTGTCGTCCGAATAATTTTCAAGGAGTAAATTAAAACTATGAAACAATCAGTTTTAGAAGAAATACTTTTATTTATATATATTATAATACATTATATGCGCGCCGCTTGGCTTCCTGTTGGCACATTTTCAAAATTTTTTCGTTGGAATTTCAACGGTCTCAGCGGTTTTTGAAAAAACTTTGAAAAAAAGTGTTGACAGCTCCGGGGGTGCGGTGCTATGATGTAATCACAGACGGGGACACCGTCGAAAACAACAGCTAAGCAAGGAGAAAACAAAAATGTTAGAAAAGAAAGAAATAAAGAAGCTAGAGCTTCCAGTAGACGGTTATAACTACAATGCGCAGATATGGCGCAGCATAGACGGCGGTAAGACTTGGTGCTACTGCGGCTGCGGAAAATACTTCCGCACATTAGAAGAAGCGGAAGCGTGGGAGGTGTAAAGATGACACATTTAAAACAGTTAGAAGACAGAAAAGCCGAGGCAAAGGCAGTATATATGAAAGCAAGAGCCAACTACATAGCAGACATGAGCTCTGAGAACTGGCTCACACTCTGCGAGGCAAAACGTACTTGTATGCTGTTAGGGGTTAGGATATAGCCCCCCTGTCTGCCGGTAAAAGTCCGGCACTGATGAGCAAGAGCGAAACAGGCTAAGCAATGGAGGTAATGAAATGAAAACAACAAAAATAAGAAACGTGGCGCGTGAGGTGTGCTGCGGCGAACAAAAAATTGCATATAACGTTCTGTCGAATTATTACGATTCGCCCGGACTGTACAACGTTGAGTTTATGTTCGGCGTTGTCGACAGATTGAACGTCAAGGTAAACAAGGACGTTGTCAAGGACCTGATTGCAAAGAACCTTGACAGCTACAAGGCGTTAAAGTATCACCTGCTTACAAGCTATGAAGCTGTAGGCGAAGCGATAAGCTTCTAAAAACAATTGACACTCGCCCCCTTACAGGGGCATAATAAAAAGAAAAGGAGAAAAAACAATGAAGAAGTACGAAATTTGGACAGCCGACAGAGAAGCCGGCAACTTAATCGAGAAAGTTGAAAGCGTTGAAGCAGGCCTTGCCCTTATAGCTGAATATGAGGCGCACGACAAAGAAGAAGGAATGTATCAGCCGAACTTCTACGCTGTTGTACGAGGCGACACAAGAGAGGAACTGGCGTAATGGTATCCCCGGAAAAAAGAAACGCCCAAAAGGCGGCGTGGGATAGGTCAAACACGACCTATCAAACAATAAAATTAAATTATCGAACAGACGCTGACATACTAGATATGTTAGCAAAAACAAACAATAAGCAGGGCTTAATTAAAAAAGCCCTGCGGGAATATAGAGAAAGTCATAATGATTTTCAGGTATAGGAAAGGAGCTAAGCAATGAATTATGATGTTATCTTCAGAAGCTGCGAAAGCGGCTGCAAAACAAGGGTGTACGGCGTTTGTGCCGACAGCTTCGAGGAAGCCGAAAAAGAAGCGGCAGTGATTGCTGCCGAAAAAGAAAGCTACTACGAATCATGGTATGAAGTAGTAGAGGCTAGATAAAAACACAAAGCCCCCGTAAAGGGGGCTGTTTTTGTTTTACAGCGATTTAATTGAAAAAGTGGTACAACCGCTTGATCGCCTTTTCTCGCTTCGCTCTGATAGCTCTGTCGCTGTAGCCTAACCGCTGCAGCCGCATTGTCGCTGATAGGGCTGTCGGGTTATTCGCAACGTAGAACTCTTGGACTATCTGCCGGTCTGTGTCGTCAAGAAAGTCCATAGCCGCGTTGAATGCCCGGAAGTACTCCTCAAGGGCTGCTATCTTGCGGTCGATTCGTTCTCTTGCCACCGCTGCGTTCTCTGTCGGCGAACTTGGCGCGCCTTTAACCGTTTCTTTTGTTGTGTCAACGCCTGCGGCTCCTAGCAGGTAGTCTTTTTCTCTTTTCAGTTCTGCCAGCTTGGCGCAGTTGTCCCGGTAATCTCTCAAGAACTCTTCAACGTTGATTTTTCTGTAACTCTCAAGCACTTCTACCTCCTATATCTCTTGGCGGCGTAGTAGTCGCGCGCCTCGTTCTGTGATTGCTTTTCTTTTTGGTCTTTCCGCTGCAGCCGCTCTGCCTTTGCTGCTCTCCCGTACTCGCAGTGGTCCTGACAGCCGGGAAATCTGTCGTTGCAGGATATACACTTTTCGCCTGTCATATGCCGCTCCAGTAGCCGTATGTGGCTATCAGCAGGGCTTCCGCCATACCGTCATGGTCCTTGTGGCAGCGTGGACTTGCAAGCAGATTAACTCCGGGGTATAGTTCTTTTGCCTTTTCTATTGATGTTCCTTTGTCCTTTGTGACCTGCAGAGACTTCTTCCACTTCTGCGGCGTAACTGTCGTGTACGGCACGTCTAACGCCTGTAAAATGCCCTTTATTGCTCCGTAGGACTGCCCGAAGCTGAACATACTCACAACGCCCTGTTGTGGTCTTGCCGCCACTCTCTCAACGCACGCCCTTGCCTTGCCCTCGCTTGTCTTGATAACCTCTACCAGCTTGTCATCTGAGTACTTATAGGCTTCTGCTATAACGCCGCCTATTTCGGGGGTAAGGACGGCAATGCCGCCGTTCTTGCCCGGATCTATTCCGATGTAAATCATTTGTCCGCCTCCCAATCAAGCCGCTGCCCACAGTTGAAGCAATAATGTTCGTTGCTGTCTACCGTACGGTTGCATACGGGGCAGTCGCCTATCGCAAAGAAATGGACGTCTCGTGGCAACCTTAGGTCTTTCGGCTTTTGGGGTATCTGTTTTTTTAGGGCTTCTTCTATCGGGATAAACTCTGCGGGACAGCAGCAGTCTTCGTTTCGCTCGTACATTTCGCGGAATTTTTCGAGTGTTGCTTCATACATTACTTTTCACCTCCTTACTTCAATCTGTTCCACGCCTTGACCGCTTCCTGTCCAGTTTTTCTTGCGACATTTTTGCCGCATACTGTACAGCGTACGACCTCCTTTGTGTAGCCGTTTTTGCCATCTGCATACCACGTTGCAACTCTCTCGGGCTCTCCGCCGCATTTGGGACACTTCTTTAGTCCTTTCATTGCTTAACTCCTTTCTATGACCTCGCAGGTCTTGTCTATTAGGCCTGTAATATTCACACCGGTAATTTCTTCGGTGTCCGCCACAAACCGCTTTATGTTTGTCCTATGGTCTGAAATCTCCTGCAATAATGCCATATGAGATTCCATAAATTCGTCTATCTGTTCCTTGTTCCAGTCATATACCGTAGCAAGGGTTCTTACCATTGCGGCGATGTTCAGATAGTTTGTCGCCTTGACGTATTCAAAAGGCGTCTTGGCAGATCTGTGTATCGCTTTCTTTTTCGGTTTTTTTGCTCTTGGTATCAATTCCACACCTCGTTTATCGCGTCTATCGCTACGTTTAAAGCAACAACGTCTTTTTCGTTACCGCAAGTACCCACTAGCTTTTTAAGTTGTGCTATAGCTTCATCGCCGTCCATAATTAACTTTCTTTCTTGGTCTGGTATTCCGTATGCGGACGTTTGCAAAAACTCTTCTCCTGCCCTCAACTGGTTGATTAACTTCCCTTGCCACATCTGCCGTACAAGTGGTTTCATCTGCGGATACTTTTTAGTCATATATTGCCGCCCTCCAATAGTCTTTGCAGCCTCTCTTGCACCTAACGCAAGGCATTTCCCATTCTTCTGTGTTTATAAATGCACAGCCGCTGCAGCCGTCTGCTTTTACCTGTTCAATAACCTTGTCTAACACCATTTTTACTTCTTCATATATCATTCCTGCTCACCTACCCTTTTTCTTGTTCTTCTTGCAATATGCGTACTTGCAGCCACCATCTGTCAAGCATATCCAACCGAAAAGTATGTATTTTTCTGCAGACACATAATGTTTGCAATGTGTATTATTGCATTTCATTCCTGCTCACCTTTCTTTTCCAATTCATCAAGTGCATTGATTGCCATACCAAGTGCAACAATCGCACGACCCCTTTCTTCCGGCTCAGTTGTTGGTTGAAACCACTTCAGTAATAATTCCTTTGCTTCTGTAACTGTCATTTTTGCATTATTTTCATTTGCACTTTCCCTCTTTACAATCTCAAAATACTCATCTTTCCACTTGAATACATTTTCAAGACTGTACGAGCCGAATCCTATGTTGTTATACAGCTTACCAACTTCGTGGTATTTGATTTCAAAATATGGTTTATCAACTGTACCACGAACAATAATTTCAGCCTCTGTTACTTTAAGCTTATTCTGATTCTGTTTATCTGTAAGTTTATTCATCATTCCTGCTCACCTACCTCAATACCTAATTCTTCGAGATTATCCTTAATTAGTTCTTCGGGACTGCTGTAGCATTCGCAGTCAAAGTAATATATCGTTTCTTCATCAACTTTACCTTCATCTTTCAAGCATAGGTAAAGGTCGTACAAATCTCCTTCACAAGAACTGTTACCTATCTCCATTCCTTCATAATATGTCTTACCTTTGTATTCGTATATTTTACTCATTCCTGCTCACTCCATTCCTCATATGTCTGTTCAAATATGTCAGGCTTGCAAGGATAAATCTTGCCTGTTGCACTTCTGACAATGTAGTCGCCCACACCGACACGATGAACGCTTTCGGGTGTCGCCTCAATAAATAACTCGTCTCCGCCTACTCCGCAACCATAGAACAGCGTTCCATTTTTATACGCTTCCACTGCCCACTGCGGAACATAATAATTCCCGTCTTTATCCATCAAGTCGCCGTCATACTTAAACGCTTCTACTGTTACTAATTTTGTTCTGTATTTCATTCTTCCACCTCCGCTAGTTTTATATGATTAACGTTCCAAGTGTTTTCGTTTTCGTCGTAATTCTTGCTGCTCCACCGTGTTGTCCCACAGCAAAACACTGTAGGACTTCCATTTTCGTCAACACCTGAAAAATATCTTCTGTACCATTCTTTGCCGTCTCCGGATATCAGCACTGGTGTATCAATCGGTACTTTAGACCAGTCAATTTCGGGTTCTTTGTATTCTGCGACTAGCCATTTGAAAGCGTTCACATCGCAGTTTGTACCATCATTATGTTTGCGAAAGAACAAGCAATCTTCACAACTTAAATTACGACAAGTCGCAAGTTTGTTTGTGTTTCTATCTACAGCCACAAATGTGTTCTTGTCTAATATAATATCTATTTCGGTTTTGTATTTTTCATAATTAGTCATTATCATCACTCCAATCTAATTTCTGTCCGCACTCCCAACAAAATTTCATTTCAAATTCGTTGCAATTCCAATCATCTCCGCATACAGGGCATTTATAAATGGTTTTCCCGCTGTACTGGCATTTGCCGTCCGGTATTAGCTTTACAGCTATCTGCTTATCTACCGCGTCAGAAACAGTTTCAATCCAATCAGTTGACACTGTTATTGTCATTGTTTGCTTTCTAACGTTAACACTTTCTGTTTTGAAGCCTTTTTTCGCCTCCATTACTTCTTCGTACTTCATATCTCTACCCTCGCATATTCTGCAATCGTCTGCGCTTTCTGATAATCAGCGTAGCACTTGCCTTGCTTTCTCATTTCCCTTTCAATCTCGAATACTCTTGATTTCCTCGGTTTTTGGTACACCTTTTGCGGTGTCGGTTCATATTTGTATTTCTTTGTCTTTCGGCATTCAGGACACATCTTTTCGTTGCGTACTGGATCAAACCGCTTGTGACACTCGCTGCACTCTCTTTTCGGCTTGACTTTGTGCTTTGCCTGTAGTTTTGACACGAGCCCTTTGCTTACTTCCATTATCTCCGCTATCTCACTTGCTGTGTGTTCCTCGCATAACTTGATATATTCCTCACCGCTTACTGCTTTACCTCTCATTCTGCACCTCCCTTACAAGGTCTTGAGCGACCTGTACAGCGTTGTTTATCTCGCTTACAAGGGTTTTTATGTCCTCGGCTTCTGAACCTCTCACAGCGCCCTCTATAAAACTGTCTGCAAGGTCTGCTATCTTTCGGTGATAGCCGCTTACGATTACCTCGTACTCCTTCCCCTGCTTACTGGTCTTTATTTCGCTTACCCAGTAACAGCTCTTATCGCTGTTGAGTATGTATTTCCCTTTCTTGATCTGCATATTTACCTCCTAGAAGTCGCATTGTTGCCATTTAAACTGCTCGTTTTCGTTTTTATTTTGTTTTTTCATTGCCGATATGTATCCCTCTTTTCGACCAATTATTTGGTATATCTTTCCATTTCATCTTAAACCTCCATAATTAAAATGGTATCGACTCCTCTTCCAGTGCTTCAAATCCCGGTGGCGTGTCGTCCTCTTTCGTCTCGCCCCACTCGATGAACTCTACCCTGTTTGCAACAACATCTGTTGTGTATACCTTTGTTCCGTCGTCTTTTGTATAACTTCCTGTCTGTATTCTGCCCTCTATGGCTACCTTTCTGCCTTTGGCAAGGTATTTTTCGCAGTTTTCCGCTGACTTGCCAAAAACTAGAATGTCAATAAAATCTGCTTTTTTCTCGCCTTTTGCAAATCTGTCTACTGCGATAGAAAATCTTGCGATTGCCATTTCGTCCTGCGTATAGCGAACTTCCGGATCGCGTGTAAGTCTGCCAATCAAAACGACCACATTAAGCATTATTCTTTTCTCTCCTTTCTTAAGCTCATTACCGCCTTGTCGCACATAGCGGCTACCTGTATTAATTCCTCAATGGCTCTGACTGCATGCCCTCTTAATATGCCTATATCCTCAAATCTGTCTGCTTCACTTGACGCTTTCGCCTTTATGTCGTGCCATAGTCTGTCGAGATATAAATTACACATTACGTCGGCTTCGTTATTTGCTTCTTCCACTTCTTCAAGTATTACCGCATATGCTTCGTGCCAAGACGAAAACAGCGGGAATTTCTTGTTTGCGCTCTGCAGTTCTTCGTTAATCAGTTTTTCTATCATTCTCAATTGCCTCCTTTAATCTAGCTATTTCTTCCTTAAGCTCGTTTATTTCTGTTTGCAGCCTGTATGCTCTTGATATACTTTCACCTTTTAATTCTGCGCGAATTTTCATTCTTTCAAATGCTAAAATTGTTTCAAGTTTTCCTCGTGTTAAAATCATTTCCACATCTCCTTTAATCTTTTTAATTCCGCAGGTGCCATTGTCTCGATGTTCAATTCCTTTGCAATTTGAACTATCATATCTACCAGTCTTGACATCTGCTTTGTATCGTATGTACTGCTCCCATAGTAGGCTATTACCACAGTGCAGTTGTCCACCTTTGCCTTGTGATGCTTTTCTGCGTGCCACCCGATACCGTTTGATTTCCACTTGTCGATAAATGCGTCTACCGCCTTGTCTGATACCATAAGATAATCAAATACTCCCACATCTCGTATAGTGTCAAGATACACAGCTTCTTTAGTCGTTCCTGCTACTTTGGCTATCTTGTCACACAGCACCCACATATATGCGTTGGCGTCAAGCGAGCGGCGTTTCTTCTTCGGCTTTATCTCTACTTCCGCAGCTTTAAGGTCCATAAAGGCTTGTGCCGCCTGCCTGTCGGGAGTAGTTATCATCAGGACAACCTCCTTTGCGTTCGTTTCGCTTCGCAGTATGTTTTTTTTGGTTATTCTCATACCGGGTACTCCCTCCACTTGTCGTAAATCAAATCTTTTTCGCTCCAGTCGTCGTACTGCCCTTGTAAGTAGTCTCTGACCGCTTTTTTAATCGCCTGTGAATATTTACCGCTTCCGTTGTCGAATTCGTTGTGACAGTCCATACAAAGCGTGACAATGTTCTGCTCAATTCCCAGTCCGCCTTGTGACCTGCGGATATAGTGAGCGTTCGGGGCGGCTATCGGACTGCCGCAGATAATACAGCAGCCTTTATCCCTCTCCCATACCCTTGCTTTGACTTCCTGTGATATGTCGCAGGCTTTCGCTCTCTTGTGCACGTATCTCAATTCCTTTCTGAATCAACCACGCTTTCAGCTCTCTTGCTTCCGTTGGAGTTATGCAAACCTTAAACGCTATCCATTCTCTCTGTTCATTTGAATAGTCAATCTTAGGTTTTACTTCGCCCTCTTTTGCTTTCTGAATGTCGGCAATTCGCTGTCCCTCTCTTATTGCGTCTGCTAGGCTTAGTGACCTCTTGTATTCTTCCTGTGCTTCAAAGCTACACTCTAGCGTTGCAATAGTCTTTATATCACTCTCAATGGACTTGAGACGGGATTTTATCTCTTCATCTACTAAAGATACCTTTACCGTCTGATTTAGCCACTTAGGGTTGAATATCTGCTCAAGCTGTAGCCATTCGGGGTGTTCTGTCTCCTCGTACAGTTTTTCGATTTCCGCTCTCTTTTCAGCTTTAGTTTGACTGTCAATCAGTTTTACAAATTCGTCTATCGCCTTTACCGGCTGATTACAGATTGCAACCAGTTCTTTTATCTGAGCTTCGAAACTCTCGTATGGCTGCATACAAGCCTTTTTAATTTCTTTCCGCCTGTCCTCTATCGCCTTGATAAATTTATTCAGCATTGCCTTGTCTTTCTTCGCCTGAGGCAAATCTTCTTCTGTGTAGACCATATTCGCATAATGGTCTGCTTTCTCCTGTACCAGTGATTTAATTTCGTCAAAATTCTCTACCACAATCGGTGTGTATGTGTTCTCCTTGATTTTTAGTTCCATTGCTTATTTCCTTTCTGCCAGTAATCCGCTAAGTTTTTCCGCTTCTTCTTCGGCTTTCTTTTTTCTTCTGTTATAAGTTGTTCTTGAAATTTCAACCCAACCGGGATATTCAATGTCTTCTTTTTCACCTTCGAGAGATTCCCTAAAATATCTGTTTAGCTTTATTTTTTCCTCTTTTCCACCGGGGGTTTTCTTGATAATATAGTAAAAACCTTGTGTATCATAATCTCCACGAGTGCGATCAAATAAGCAATCTTCTCCATAAACTATATACTCTACATCACCTGTGTACGGCATAGTTATAGGGAACATCTCACCGACAATTCTTCTAACCATGCCATTATGCCAAGCTACTGTTGGATTATTAATATCTACGTAAGTAACTCTATCGACATCATCATAACTAACATTACCCTCGGAGTCTACCTTCTTGAAAAGTCTTGACATACGTTTGCACTGATACATCAAACAACCTTCTCTCCAATCCTCAGGCGGACCCCAAACCTCTGGAGTATCCTCAATAGGAGTTAGAGGTTTACCATCAATGAGCGCATCTAATATAGCCCTTGTTATTCCTATACTACATCCGCTATGCCCGTCCTTACACAAACTGTTAAAAGCTTTAAGAGCACTTTTATAGCAGGCAATTCCATAATTAGCATCCTCCGGACGATTGTCCTCAGTGCACATTCTCTTTTCTCTTTCACAAGCTAGTTTCACTTCATTCTTAGCCCATTCATTCTGTTTCATATTTTTTCTCCTTTCAAAGTACATATTGTCTTATAAATCTGTCCGCATATTGCGGGTGCATCATACTTCTTTCTGTCTGACGGCTTGTGCTTGCCGTTCCAGTAACGTGTGCAATAGTCTTTTTTTCAACCCACTCGATAGGTTCAAACAGAAAATTATTTTTTGGTTCAAAACCAATAAAGAAATACTGTGTTGGCTTTTTGTAAAAGTCTCCATTCACCGTTCTGTCTTTATCTATCAGTTTAGGTCTAATGCACCAGTATGTTGTCAAGTAGTGTGGTTGCGTATATGGGTTTTCGATTATCATTCTCAGGCCTTTCCGTATTGCTACGATAACAAGCATTGAGAGAAGCACATACAGCTTGTGGAGTTCTTCGTGCAACCCCATTGCGTACTCAAGCTTCTGTTCGTCAGTCCACTTCTTCTGCTGCGTTGACTGTCCTCTGAATGATAAGGGTATTCTCGCTTCAAATCTTGTGCAGGGGAAGAACGCTATTATAATATCTTCGCAATCAAAGCTGTCAAAAATGCTTTGCCCCCCCACGTATGCCTTTTCAATCTCGCCAAACAGGTCAATAATATAATCTGTTTCGCCGAATTCGTCTTGTATATCGTAATCGAAAGCGTCTATGCCATTCTTCTTGAAAGCATTCTTAAATGTGCCTGATTGTTCAAAAAGTAAATGTGCTTTCATCACAGCTCCTTATCCGAAAAGTGCGTCTTGCACTTCACTTGTCTGCTTTTCTTTCCTCTCGCTTAAAATCTTAACCGCCTGCGCCCACTGAGCCTTTGAAAGCGCTTCTATGGTTGCCGCCTTGTATGATTTCAGCAGCTTCTTCTCGTCTGTGCCGGTCATCTCGATTAGTCCCTTTAAGGTTTTGGCTTCCGCTGCGCTTATCGCTGTGGTTTCAAGCTCTTTTTTCTTCTCTGCGTCTTTCTTGGCGTCAGGGTCTGTCTTGCCCTGTGTCTTAGCTGCGTACTCGTCTGTATCGGCGTCTTTCGTGTCGTCAATA